CGCAATTACAACGAATAACTTCGTCTATTGCTTCTGATATTGGGTACGTTGATGGCAATAGTACACTTGAAGTGTATATTGGTGATAACTCAGGACCTATTAAGTTCTGATATTTTGAACCAGCAAAGCTACCTGGTTCATTTGCTTTACCTATGTCTAATGCATTACCATTACCATCATAAGCAGAGTTAGTAATGTAATAGTCATTGTTAGTAGGATCGTAATAACCATACGGGTCAGTAGTGCCTAACGTAGTTGATAATGTAGCCGGGACTGAGTTACCTAATACTCCATTACCAATTAGTTGTGCTTGCTGAGGTTTGGTTAGTGTGTCGTTAATGTTATTATCTAACGGAATGCCTGCTTTTGTCAATCTATTTTGGTTACGTGCTTCCCGTAACATAGCAACTAAGCTTCTACCGCCAACTGTTCCATAATCTGAAATAGCTTCTAATGTCTGCGAGTACATATGTGGTTCAGTATTCAATGCATATTGCGGAATACTATCAACAAATGAATATTGGGTAGTTGGATATGTTGCTAGAGTTGGTTCACGTTCATCATCCGGTGAACTATTTGGTACACGAATAGACATGCCAATTGAAATAGCACGTTGCTCAATTGACAGTAACGTACCAGATGTTTCCCAATTTGTAATTAACTGTTGTGATTTTGCAGGCTGTGCATTTTTAATTGCTAGAATTTCTGCGTTGGCAGCATCAATATAACCTTGAACAATAGTATTATCAAAACTTGAACCACCAGGTGGATACGCAATAGATATCGTAGGTACACTACCCGATGTGCCGGGAGTAAAGTTTAATGCGGTCACTCTCCCAAAGGTAGCAATATTAGTATCATCTGTTCCAATAGTAGCTGTTACTGTTGCCCCGTTAACTGTTACTATCGGTGCAACTGCTCCCGCACGTCCATAGCCACCGCCAGGGTCAGTTAATGTAACACCGGTTGTAGTGTATGTACTGATACCATCATATGTGTATTGAATCGTGGCTGTAGCACGTTCCCATGTTACTGCTAGATACAGGTTCTTGTAAATATCATACAACGTAGCTGTTTCTAACTCTTGTATGTACTGACGAATATTTAATCCCAAATAAGGTAATCCACTCATACATCCTAAGAAATTACTCATGGTGTATGTTCCAAATGGTCCATTACCTAATGCAATTAATGCTAATCCAGTTGATGCTAATGTAGTATCAGTAGGTACGTTAGTGCCATTAACATTCAAACCCTTAGTTGTTTCAATGCTAGTTACAACTTGTGCAAATTTTTCAATAGGGATACTTGAAATGTTTTTAATCTGTTGCATACTTGCACTAAAGGCACCGGCTGCAGTAGCAATATCAGGTGGCAATATTCCATCCAAGTAACCACCAAAGCCTTGCACAGATGGTTGAATGTTTATTGTAGGAGTAGTGGCAGTACTTGTAATGTTAACTGTAGCTGGTGTAGGACTAACAGTTGCATAAGCACTGCCTGCATCATCTTGTGTACTACGTTCTGAAACTAAACGTAAATTTTGGAAGATACCTGCCATTACACTGCTCCTATTTGTGATGATACAATAGGCGAAGTTAAATTACTATTCAACCCTTCATTAGTGTAGATAGGATAATAGACTTTACTATTTGCAGGGCCGCCCTGTGTATTGTAAACAGGAACTGTTAATGTTTTGTAACTGTTCGGGAATAACTTTAATGGATTCAATAAGTCAGCTAATGACTCTAGACCTTGTGTCTTACAATTCAATGATACTAGAATATCTTTTAAGTCTTGACCTACAATAATACCAAACGCTCCATACAATTTACGTTCTTGCTCTTTGTTTGTTATTTCAATATTGCCTAGAATTTGACCTAATTCTGCTACAGTAATACCACTAGCAATAATAGCAAGACTAACTGATTTAGTTAGTGCATTGTTCTGCTGTAATGTAGTTAATAGATTGCTAGGTAAACCAAATGTAGCAATTGATCTTAAATTAATTGCTTTACCACTAGTGATTAAATCTTGACCAAACAATGTAGTTGCAACACTTACTCCTGTAATATCAGCCGATATTAAATCGTCCATGTTACTGTAAGTACCGTTTAGGAACGTTTGCGAATTGTTAACTGCAAGAATAGCGTTATTAGAATATTGAATAAAACTGTATGTAGTCATAAAGCCTGACAAGAAATCCTTGTATGCTCCGCTATCAGCAGATAGACCGCTATTGTAGTTAAACTCGTTGTAACCTTGTAATGCAAACAATCTTACATAACCCCATTGTGTTACAGCATTAGTGTATGTGTAATTGCTTGCCCAACCGGGTGCTCCTGTCCAATCAAACGTACTCGGGGGACTATTACCTAATGCCGGAATAGTTGTAGAACCAATCGATATTAAATTATTGTAGGTGGTACTATTTACTTGACCTCTAGTGTAACCATCATTGATTGCATATGTTAAAAGACGCAATGAAGTAATACTAACAATACTACCTAGAGTGTAAGAGGTATTACTCGTACTATTACCTACAAAATCAGTCATAATAGGGTTAATATTAAGACCTGTATTTTGTAATACAGAGCTTAATACGTTTACACCTAAGGGACTTTGTTTACCTGTATCACTCATGGACAAAATACATCAGGACTACCTTGCACAATACTATGACCGCAAGTGTTACCTGATCCTACTCTAAGAACTGGACTACCTTCACAAAATACAGTTGGGCTACCATCAGTAGTAGTTGCTGCCTTATGCGGAGGATGAGGTTTTCTAGCCCAGGGGGCATGTGGAGTTATTGAACTAACGTGTAGACCAACTTGTATTCCATTGGCAAAGACAGTACCTGCACCACGAATGATTGCACCGCCTTCTTGATTAGTATCACCTACACGACTTAGTTTAGCCATTTTATCCTAGTATTAATTTCTTATCTGGTACTTTGATACCAGTTGTTGCTTCCAAATATTTCATTCGTACTGCATCTTCTGTTTCAGCATAGATTGAAACGCTACTAGTATTTAGTCTAAATTCACCCTTCGGATCTGCGGTAAAAATACTTGGAACTAATCCCATACCCTGCGGACTAGGTGCGATAGATACTGGTTCTTCGATTTGAATAAACTCACCGCCTGCTTGTATTACTTTAGCGATAAGTTCTTCTCCGCTGTTTAATTTAAATGAATACACTGTATTTGATTTGATTGCTACTTGCATTGTTTTCCTTTAAGCCGCTTCGGCTAGTTTTTGTTTAAGTTCTGTAAACCCACCCACTAATTCACCATCTAAGATGATTTGTGGTACTGTTCTTGCTGACGGGATTGCTTCTAGCAATTCTTCTTTGGTATATCCATCTCCAATCTTACGTTCTTCAAATTGTATACCTTTACTTTTTAATAGTGCCTTTGCTTGGTCACAATAGGGACAGTGATATTTACTCCATATGATTGCTTTCATTATTATTTTCCTTTAAATGTTTGGTAATTCTTCGTATTCTAGTGCTTCGCTCATAACACCAATAACGTAATTTGTTGATTCAGTTTCCTGAAGAGCAGATTGTTTCTTGCTTGTATCTGAATGTTTGTTGAACCACGGAATAGGTGTGCTTCTTGGCGCAGTATTGTTGTATTTAATGCCAATTTCTTTTAATGCACCCACTGCAGTGTAATCAACGAAATCTTTTAACACGGTTGCATTCAGTCCAATAACAGGACCAAATTTAAACAAATAGTCTGCCCAATCTTTTTCTTCACGTATTACATCCATGTAAAGCTGATAGACTTCATTTTCACATTCTTCTTTAACTTGTGCAAAACGACTATCTTCTTTAACCACTTGATTGATAAGGTAAGCAGTCCAGCCTTTATGTAGAAGTTCATCTTGGAGAATTAAACTGATAATATTGCCATTACCAATAAAGATTTTGTTCTCAACCATTGCTAAACTTGTAGCGAATGATACCATAAATCTAAATGCTTCCAATGCGTAACTGGCATGTAGTGCCATGTAAATTGCCTTGATGTGTTCTTTCTCATTAACATTTTCACCTAACTCTTTACGACAATTGACTTTGTGCAGTGCATCATAATAATTACCTACACTACTTGCCATATCAATAATTTCTTTTGTATCGTGAATAGTATTGAATACATCTTTGGGTACGTTGTAGATGTTGCGAATAATATGACTGTAACTGCGACTATGAATGTTTGTTTCAAAGAACGTCCAGTTGTAAATCAATGCTTCTAGCTCAGGTAATGATATTACTGGCATAAAAACTTGACTAGGAGCTCGACCTTGTAAACTATCCAATGCCGTTTGTCTTAATAAGTTGCTAGTAAAAATATGTTTGACTGTATCACTAGAATCCTTGAAATCATTAGCATCCTTAGTTAATGAAATTTCTTCTGGCACCCAAAAGAATCCACGTGCAGTAGTTTCAAAGTCTGCAATCTTTTTGTATTTTACTTCTTCAAAGCGTTGAATGGTTACGGGCCCGGCTGGGTCAAGAAACATCTTGCGATTTAAGTAATCTGTTTTTGTGTTTAAGTTATATTGTTCTTTGCTCATAATAATGTTCCAGTGTATGTTCGTGTTTAATATTTTCTGTAAAATTCCAATTCCATTTACCTGTAGTAATTCTTTCAAAAACTACATCAGTTACCTGGTTATTGAATTCAGGTGTGAAGTGGCAACTTATGAATTCTGGTTTTTCTATGTAATCACTAACGATATTTATGTTTTTATTGCTACCAAGAGATTGATATTGCATTCTTAATACTTCATACAAATTTTTATTTCTTGACAATCCAAGTTGAGAATACATTTCCGGTGTTATTGAACCGTAAAAGCAAGGTATTAGAATAACATTTGGATCTAGTTTGATAATATGCTCAACCATTAACATTTGCATATCGTACATGTATTGGTCGTCTGTTGCCATAAACCAACCTTCTAAATAATCTAACGTTTTATGATCTTCAGTAGTTAAAATATTCATATTATTTTTTCTAATCTCATGTAGAGAACCAATATTTGTAATATTATTCTCGGGCCTACTCAGTGAGGGCAATTTAGTAAGTTTTGAATATCTATTTGGTTGAGTAATCAACACAATATTAATATCATTTTTTGCATAGTGTTGTAAAAAATTATTGTATGTAAAATAAAAACTAGTCGCACCCCTACAATAATTTGTGTATGTCTTTACACCCAACTTCTTAGCTAACTTAGTAGGCCACCATTGGTCAAAAATAGAATCATTAGCACTTGAACCAAAACTGTCCCCAAATATTGCAAAAGTTTTATCACCGTCACTATTGATAGTTACTGGATAAGACCACGTTAAAAGTCTGGTGGTAACAAATGATGATTTCATGCTTGGGTGTAGTAATAGTTTAATGGGTTACTGTGTGAAATAAATTCGGGAATATCCCAATTCCATTCACCAGATACATATTTAGTGTAAATTAAATCTGCTACATATTGATTCATTTCTTTAGTAAAGTGACAGAAAATTGTTTCTGGATTTTCTTCATAATTATTTTCATGTAAATCTATTCCTAAGGATTTTCCTTGTAGTAAAGTCATTTGATAAAGATTATGTAAATCTGTTATTTTCAGTTGCTTGCGTCTTTTTTTAGAAAACGAACTACCAAAGCAAGGAATAATAATAGCGTCAGGGCGCAATCTAATAATTTCTTCAATCATTAATTCTTGCATGTCTTCTGCATATTCCAAGCTGTTTACCATGTACCAATGTTTAATCTGTGTCAGTAATTCTTTTTCATACTTATTAAATTTATCATCTTTACAGTAATGATCAATATTACGTAAACCAGGAGTAGGTATAATTTTTCTTGTACCTAAACTAGACAATGAAATAATACTATGATATCTAGAGGAATCGGTTACTGCTATTACAACAACATCGTGTTTGCTATGATTTTCTAAGAATGTATTGAAAGTGTAGTAGAAACTAGTTCCACCAAAACCATAGTTGTCATATGATTTTACACCTATCTTCTTTGCTAACAAATAATTCCACCATTGTTCGATGCCAGCATGGCTACTTCTTGCATAACTATCACCAAATACACCCATTGATAGAGTACCTTCGGGATTAATTAGTTCAGTGTAATAAGGTAACCTGTACGACTTGTCTAAAATCATAGCTTACATGCTTCGCAATCTTCTTCGTCCATATCATTAAAGCCACTTGGCAAATCTAATACAGTTTCATCTTGGCTCTTACTACCTGCTTTATTAATCAAGCTGTAATAAAAAGTTTTTAATCCCCACATATGTGCCTGCATTAAGTTCTTGGCAATCAATGTTGTTGGGACTTTTCTGTCAGGGAAATGTGCAGGGTTGTAAAATGTGTTAGTTGAGATAGATTGATCCACATAGGCTGCAATCACTGCCGCTGTCTTTAAATAACCATCACAATCTTTTTGATCCCACATCAATTGATATTTGTTTTTCAACTTATGATATTCGGGAACAACTTGCACAAAACTTCCTGCTTTACTTTCTTTAACACTAATTAAACTCATTGGCATTTCAATACCATTTGTACTGTTGATAACTACACTACTAGATTCTACAGGAGCAACTGCCATTTGTGTAGCATTACGGACACCATAACTGCGCATCATAGCACGTAAGCCTTCCCAGTTAAGTTCTGGTTCAAAGTTAGCTAATTCGTTAACACCTTTAGCACGTAACTCCCAGGGGAATATACCTTGTCCATAACGTGTTTTATCACTATGTTCACATCGACCACGTTCTTGTGCTAGTTCTACACTTGCTTCAGTTAAGTAGAAGGATAAGTGTTCCATCCACGTCTTGACTTCAGCCAAGGAATCTTTTTCTCCGTACTTGAGACTTCGCTTGGCGTGCCAGTATGCAAGGTTTGTGATACCGATTCCAAGTGGTCTGATTTCGTCGTTGGATAATTTAGACTGGATGGAAAGAAAGTCTTGATAGTCAAGAATGTTATTGAGGCTACGATGCAGTATGCGGCAAGCACGGCGCATATCTTCTGGGTTACGGAACGCACCCCAATTGATACTGCCCAATGTGCAAAGAGCGATACGACCGTCGCTGTCATCCAAACGTTTAAAGGATTTAGTAGGTAAAAGTATTTCACAGCAAAGATTACTCTGGTAAATTGTATGATATTCAGGGTCAAATGGTCCTTGTTTCATTACATTATCGATGAATACAAGATAGATACGTCCA